GCTGTGGAGTCGGTTAGTACTGCCTGATCATCTGTTCCTGTATGTGTTACTGTTTGTCTTAGAAATTCATTAATTGAGAACTGCTTCAAATCATCTGTAAAATCTGCTGTTTGGTAGAGATTCACAATACCAGCCCCTACTGACACTGAACCATCTCCGTGATCGGTTAACCCCGGATCAAATACTAAACCAGAAGAGTTAAGATTTTGAAATCCAATTCCACCCAATGCCCCACGTTTTGATAGGCTGAAAAATTCTGCCTGTGTTTCATCGTTTAGGTTTGTAGCTCCTTTTTTAACTATTAGAAATTCAAGATTTATTGATGCTACTGAATCTGCAGCTTTTTGTACATCGGGATCTATTGCAGGTAAGGCTGCTTTAGCTTCTGATAACAAATGATATACTTTTGTGCCGGGGAATACTTCTACAACTCCTTCGGCGAATTGTGTTATTAATTGTACCGTAAACTTCCCATCAGGTACTGTTGCAGGTGTATCTGTGCCATCATCCCATATATCAGGATCTATCTGAGTAGCCGTTAGTGTTATATCTGTACCATCAGATAATTTGTAGTTAAATAAAGATATCGGATCTCTCACATCTGCTGGTACTACATGTGGATTTTTTGGATTATTTTTAACATTTGAACCATTCTTAAAATAATATCCTGCTTCCTTTTTAATTCGTAAATCATTAGAATAAGCAGAAACTTTATTTCCTGAAATTGAAAATCCACCCCATGTTTCAAGAAAATCCTGCAATTGTGATACTGGATTGTGAATAAAATTTGACGCAGTATCTACCGGGACAACAATCACATCAGCATCATCTCTAGCAACTAATCCAATTATTATCCTATCTCTACGCCGTATGGCATCTGGAGGATCAAGATCTTCTTTAATATCTCCGTTTTCATCTACTGATAAAAAAATTACAATTAATTCTCCAGCAGGAGCATGTGTGGTTAAATCGTATCCCACCACTGCATCTTTAATTATTGGTATTTCAGTAGGTATTGTGGGAACGGTTGTTGAATCTACTTTCACACCTACTAATGCTGTTAAATCTATTAAAGTGTTATCACCACTATTTACAGATATATCTCCACCTGAAAGCCACCCTGTTGAGGATGATCTTATCATTGTTCCGACATCGGTACCATTGCCTGTATACCCCATATTAGATCCTCCCAAGCAATGCTATACTAAAACTAGATGTGGCACTTGTATTTATACTTTTTAACTCGGTAACTGTAGATTCAAAATTCTTATTTCCAGAAATGGGAATAGTTATAGCTGCATCATTTATATCTGTAATAACAATACTAATAACAGCAGATGTATTATTTGAAATAGAAATTCCTATAATCTCATCTCCTATTGTACTATAAGGAAAAGAATCGGAATCTGTAATTACACTATGTAAAGCATATTGGGTGGACGATAATGCTGTTGTTAGTGTTTCAATGTTATTTGTAGTTTTATATGTTTCTGACATAACATCCCCCTATACATTTTCTATAATATCAAAATATCCTGCTATGGGAGTATCATTTGCAGAAACGCTTGTGCATTCCCAGTATACCCAATCCCCTGCTTCTAACGTAATTCCACCAATTTCATAAACTCTTTCAAAATCAGTCAAACCAGTTGATACAAGATTGACATTTAGTTTAGTTAATTTTGTGCCATTTGCTGTACGCACTTTTAATCGTAAACTAGCTAAGTTGTTATTTCCAGTTCTGGCATAGGTTACTCTAGCATATTTCACAGTAGCAGAAACTATGTTATTTGGTACTCTCTGAACAGCCATTTGTGTTTGCCCTTCTCCTACTAATACCAATGCATATGTGGTGCCACCATTGACAACAGTAATGGTACCTTCATTTGTTTCTGATGTCCCTGATGTTTTTACTTTTATACGAAATACACCATAAGAATTTGTTGGCAATGGCATAGGTGTGGCTCCTAACAAAGTCAAAATGACCATTTGAGATTCCCCATTAAGATCATGGTAAAATACCTCTACTGTCCTTGCTCCTGTCCCTAATTCTGTATCATTAGCACTATCTGACTGTATAGTCAAAGCTATGGGGGAATCAATAAATGGGTAATCCTGCACTGTTCTTTTTATAGGCCATATAACTTGTGTTAATGCTCCTGCCGTATCAGCAGTATCTACATCTACTTGTTCTCCAAATTTATTTATATATGATGTAGAAGCACTTGGTGTTCCAAGCAATAAATTTAATAGTTTATTAATATTATTTGTAGTTTTATTTGTTTCTGCCATATTACCCCCTCAATTCTCTAAGCCAATATTTATTGTTGTTGTATTGACCTAAAAATTGATCGGCTCTTTTTTCATCTTTAATTTCTTTATAGGCTTTTGCCATTTCTAAAGAATAATCCATTCTATCTTTAAGTCTCTTCAATAAGATACTATAATCCTCAAATCCATATAAAAAAATAGGATTGTCAATATCAGAGGCTATTGAAACTTCTGTAGACAATCCTTTTGCAAATCCTACCCAATACATTACACTAGAACGCTCAAATGCGTATTCACTTTCAGAATCCATATCTACGCCATATAATGATATCTTTTTGAAATCATTATATAATGCAAATGCTATCATATAAGATATGGAGTTTGTAAAGAACCTACTATTGAATTTTGAAATAATCGATTGTAATGGGTAATTATTTTGGTCGATGATATCTCCGTAGTCTAATTTTTCATTCTTATGCAGACAGAAATATTTATTAATACTAATGTCCTTATTCTTTAATAATTCAAAAGCAGAACCAACAGCCCATATTTCAGAGCTGTTGTGTTCGCTTTTATCAAATTTAGAAAGTGTCATGCCAGTTCCAAGAATGACTACACTTTTATCCATTTTTATTCCTTTACTTAGGTAGTTCAGATGCGAAAATTCTACCAGTTAAAGACGCTGCAGATGCCATGTCAATCAGTAGTAATCCATCAGAACCTTTAAATCTTGCAGATTCAAGAGTAATGACTTTAATCTCACTATTACCAATAGCAACTTCAAGATCGCCCTGTCCACTTTCAGAATTAAAAGGACTAGCAATAAATGTTGCTGTACCTACCTCAGTACTGGTATTTTCAATCATAACCATGAAAAGATCATCTTTGATATTGGAAATATCAATTTCGTGATCATTTGCAAGATCGATTGCATCGGGGGTAATATCATACGCTGTATTGTATTTTAATACATCTACAACGGTTACTGCACTTCTAGCCATTTAAAGACCTCCATTTATTTTTTTCGTTTGTAGATAACACAACTTTTACAAGGAGCACTATCAAATACTATAGAACAGTCATCACAAGGAGACTTTTCTTTTTTAAGTTTAGGCTCTTCCACCTTTTCCTGAACTTCTGGTTTAATAACTTTCTCCACTTTTGGTTCAATCTTCTTTTCTTTAACCTCTACAGCAGGTTTATTTTCTGCTGTAGATTCTTTCTTAGCTTTTGCCATTAATAAATCCTTTTATTAAGATTCTGCTCCAGCAGCACATACTACAACTGCAAGAGAATTAGGTCTTGTTACTTTGGCTCCATATACAGCCAAGCTTCTAAGTCTATCTGCAAAAGCAGTTTCAGATCTCATGGCTTCTGTTTTCATAAGCTGTTCAGCAAATGCAATAGAATCATTTCTAAGGAAGAACATAGGTTTATACCAAGTTGTCCCACTATGAGAAATGTTATTACTCTGGTAAATGTCAAAGCCATAATAAGTCCCAATATAACCAGTAGTCAGTGTTTCACTGTTATTGGTGTCTTTTGTGATTTTTGCCAAAGTAAGTTTCTGCCCAAACCAAGGAGGAACGACAGCTATTCTGCCACCCTGTGGGTTATTTGCTTCATCCATCTGTTGTGCAACCTGAGAAAGAACATTAGTTACTGTCCCTGATGTTACAGAAAGAGGAGTACCTGTGGTACCTAAATCAGTCGTAAGTCCAGCTTCATCAGCTAGAGTTGCAAGATAGGTATCCATATCTTCTGCAAGAGAAAATCCGATTCTATTTGCAATTTTTCCCATAACTTTAGGTTTTGCCTGTGCCTGATCAATATCTTCTACAGTTACAGCAGCATATTTCTGCTGGTCTATAAGAAGAAATTTAGAAGCATCTTTGGGATCTTCATAGTTAACAGTACCAGAATAAGTATTAGTTGTCACATCTCCGATCTCATTGATTTTTACTTTATCTCCACCACCCTGAATTTCGCCTTCATAATCACGATTCATAAGAGGAGCAAATACAAGAGATTTATCATACTCCATAAACATAAGATCTGACCAAATGGTCGGTTTAAAATTGTCGATTGCCATATAATGGCCTCCTTCGTTGTTTGTTTGAATTATTATAATAAAAGTTATTAACTTTTACCTTCCATGTATTTAGCTAATGCAGCTCTTCGTGCAGTAGCATCTTCAATACTATTTATGTCTTCGAGTGTAGTTGCTCCACCTTTTCCAGTTCCACTTCCAGTTGCTCCCATCCCAGTGTTGATCAAAGTTTTGATCATTTTCTTGCCACGATCAGTTGTTGGAAAAATCTTTTCCCAATCTTCACGGGGAATGTATCCTCCATCATGTTTAATGGAAATACCTTTAATGCCTCCAGCTTCATCATAATCAACTTTTGCTGATTGTTTAAAACCTTCAAACCAGAACTCATCTGGTTCAGCACCTATTCTGGCAAGAGACTGTCTAAGCGCACTGTCTTTTAAGTAATTTTTATACTTAGTCTGGTAATCATCCCTCAGATTATTAGATTCTTCTAATTTAAGGTTAAGGGAATTAATTGTAGGGGTAATAGTTTCTTCATAAGATTTCTTACCTTTCTCATACTGATCTGTTAACTGCTGTCTGAATTCTTCCTCATTTTTGTTGGCACTTGCCTGATAAGATTCTAAATCAGAGTTTAACTTATTGTATGCTTCGGCATTGAATTCCTTTCCATCTAGGAAAGCATACTTCTCCTGAACATCTTTATACTGTCCTGCTAAAGTTTTCTTCTCATCCAAGATCGTGTCACGATTTTCCCGCAACCCTTTTGAAAACTCCTCATTTTGTTTTGACACATACTCATCAAATCCTGTCTTAAGGACACCTACATCACTACCTTCTTTCAAAGAGGGCATCACTACTTCATCAAAATAACCCATCATTTACTCCTGTAAATTTTGTCTCTCATAAATAATAAGAGAATTAAAAATTGTTTTTATATTTTCCAGCTACTGCTGAATTTGAGAATTGATAGTTAAAGGAACAAAATTTCTACTGAAAATAATTGTTTTTTTCTTTAACCTATTAATAGTATAGCATGGATATCGTATATGTTCACACGGATTTATAAGAAACGATATAGAGTACTTAGAGAGGAGGATTTGAATAGGAAAATCCCTACATTGTGATTGAATGTCGGGGTGGGGGAGTTTTTAAATAAATTTTTAAATAGAAGACTCACACTTGAACGTAGATTCAGAGGTGTGAGCGCGATTTTAATTTATAATTAAATGAGGATTGTCTTTTAAGACATGCTCTTTTATGTCATTATATAATTCTTCGACATTATCAGGAGGTGTATCATGTTTAGACCGATTATCAAACGCTGTTAGTAATTGCTGATTTCTCCAGTTAAAACAAATGTATTGTTCTAATTCATCAGATAAATTAAATGATATACAGGGAATGATGTGATCCACTTCTATGTCTTTGTTTCCAAATTTTAAACCATTAGAAGCTGCAGTATTAAAATGGTTAATAAGGAATTTTGGAGAGCAACCAATGAGCTTCATTGTGTGACCGGACTTTTTAGTGTTTTGAGCTTTTATAGCACTACGTACTCTACTACGAAGCTTTCTTGTCAGTTT